AATTGGCCAAGGTCGCCCAAGGAATAGAGACTATGCTAGATTTGCCCCTAGTAGCAGGAACAGACAAGCCCACAGCCCAATCAGCCACTGACTACAGTAAGCAAGTATGTTCATTGGGCAGCGGTCCTGCAGGCTCCTATACTATGTCAGACTTCTTTGGTTGTATGTCTGGTCTACCTTATCCATGGCAATTGACGCAGACCAGGATGTCACAATTGCAGACTGATAATCTATATAAAATATATAGCCAACTTTTTCTAGCGGTTACGTGGGAACCAGCAACGGTGTCAGTGCAATATACGACATATGACATTGGACTTACTACCTACTATCATATCACTGGGATCACTCTCGTGGATCGTGGTGGCGGATACGGTAGGGGAGGTGCTGGGCCACCCGCGATCACACTATCTAATGGTGGTAGTGCTACTGCTATCATAGGCACTGATGATAATGAGGCCGCATCATATTCATATTTGAATGGTTGGAATTATGGCAGGGTGACTTCAATAACGCTTGATGATCCCGGAATAGATGCGACTAGTCCTCCTACAGTAATGATCCAATGTCCTCCTACAAGCAATGGTGGAGGTACAAATACTGCTCCGGCAACCACTGGCTGGCAATCTCCGATGAACGGTGTAGTGCAGTATTATATAGATCAAGCCAACGCAGAGATCGCCTCTATTCAGGCCAATAATCCGGATATCTCACTTCATCTTAACACATATTGGAATATCTTTGGAGATCAACTGGCGAGGGAACAAAGGGCGAGATACACGAATCTCCCTCCAGTCGCTGTACCTAAAGATTATTTTTCCAATCAATATCCTGCAGCACTTTCTAATTTTGTGAATTCTATTCCCACATTTGCTATGGATACTAGACCCCACATGGCTGTGCAAACGCTGGAAGCAATCAGCGACCTTAGTACATTAGGCGGACAGAGCCTTGTTGCTATGATGAGACAGGAACGAAATCAATCTAGGCTTAGCAATTTGGGAATTGATCCGGACAATAACATCAGTGATCAACTCACTCCTGCACAAGTGAAGACAGTCACGACTAACGGAACTATTGACGGAGCAACTGCCGGAATTCCTAGTTGTGGTAATGATTATACCTTCCCTGCTTGGCCAGGTAATGATCAAAATGGCAATCTTGTCACGCCGGTACCAATGGGTATATATGATTCTTCTGTGGGATTCCAACCAATTCCTACTAATACTGCCGGAGACATAACACAAATATTAGATTGTAATCCTAATCCAGTAGCCAACCCAATAGTACCAGCAGGACCTGTGACTAGCGGACCTACTAGTAGCATCGTCATCATCGCTCCGCCGGCTGAATACGATCCTACAAATCTTCCGCCCAATCTGGATCCTAACTTTATCAGTAGCACATTGCTTCCGGCAAGCCCTAATGTAGCCACTGCTATTGATCATGTGGTTACTTGCAATTGTGACTGCTGGGTACAATAAATATTTCTTCTACCTCTGGTTAGCATAATTATTAATAGTAGGAGTATAGATGTCATATTTATTTACCAGCGAGTCCGTGAGCGAAGGGCATCCGGACAAGGTAGCGGACGCTATCAGTGACAGTATCCTAGATATCTTGATGACTGAACGCGATCCATCGCTAAGATGTGCGTGTGAAACTCTTGTAACTACCAATCAAGTCGTCGTAGCAGGCGAGTTCAAGGGCGTAATAGATACATTAGATTTAGAATATATGGTTCGTAAAGTTGTTAAAAACATTGGTTACGAACAAGAAGGTTTTCATTGGAAGAATCTTACAGTTGCTAATATCATGCATGGACAGAGTCCTGATATTGCATTAGGTACAGACAACTTCGGCGCTGGTGATCAAGGGCTCATGTTTGGTTATGCTTGTAACGAGACAGATAATTTCATGCCAGCCCCGATACATTATAGTCATAAGATCGTTGAGACATTATCTATGATTAGAAAGCAAGGTATAGGTATCGGCCCCGTTCTAGGCCCTGATGCCAAAAGCCAGATCACCATGGAATATAATGATGATGCGACCGTGAAGCGTATTGATAAGATTGTTTGTTCTACGCAGCATGCTACTGATCTAGACATAGAATATTTGCGTACAGGCGTCAAGGAAACTATTAAGGCAATCATTCCAGAACAACTTATTGACGATGACACAAAGTTCTTGATCAATCCAACCGGTAGATTCGTTGTTGGTGGACCTGATGGTGATACTGGATTGACCGGTCGTAAAATAATTGTTGATACTTATGGCGGATCAGCGCCTCACGGCGGCGGCGCATTCTCTGGTAAAGACCCTACTAAGGTTGACCGATCAGCGTCCTACATGGCTCGTTATCTCGCTAAAAACATTGTAGCATCGGGTAAGGCTAATTGGGCTCAGGTTCAACTGAGTTACGCTATTGGAGTAGAAGAACCTACTAGCGTGTATGTAGACAGCGACGGAGAAAGCAGAGACTTGACAGATTGGATCATCAAGAATGTTGATCTCACACCTAAAGGCATCATTGACAGATTTGACCTGTTTTCTCCTATCTACAGTGCCACGACTAACTACGGTCATTTCGGTAAAGCTTATCTACCTTGGGAAAAAGTGGATCTATTCAACCTATGATTAGACAGTGGTTTGACGGTAAAGACGATTTTATGAGGAAAACTGTCGAGAAAGATCCTGACGGAAAAAATCATAAATTTACCCTAGAAATCCTAGAAAAAGAAATTTCTGAAAATCTCTCTTTCAATGAGATTATGCAAGATCATGTAAGTCATAGACAGACAAAAACAGTAGAAGTCCTATATAGCGGAGGAATTGATAGCGAGGGCATTTTGAATAGCCTTCACACGAGCGGGGTGTCAGTAACTGCGATCACGATGAGATTAATAGCAAATGGATATCCTATCAATACACATGACTTGTATCACAGTGAAAAATTCTGCCGTGAAAATGGAATTATCCAAAAAATCATTGATTTAGATGTAAAAACTTTTTACGAGAGTGGTAAATTTTTAGATTATATAGAACCTTACACTATATGCCAGCCGCATGTAGCTACTCATTTTTGGCTATTTGAACAGACGACTGGTTTTCCTGTATTAGGAGGCTGCTATTTTTGGCCATGGACTCGTGACATTGAAGGGGTACCTAATAAAATTATAAGTCCAAATAGATATGACTATACTTGCTATCAGCTATTCTTGAGAGACAATGGAATCGATGGCATAGGGGATATGCTAGGCTGGAGCTTAGAAAGTAACATCATTCAAATTAAGGCTCATAATGAAGTCGTAAAAAAGGGAATATATTATGCTGGTACCAGCAGTTCTTTCCCTAATTTTAAATGTAGCTTGCAACATGAATTGGGATTTACTAGATGCGAACCCCGTATGAAAAATTATGGGTATGAGTTCGTAGATACTAACATATTAGATATTGCTGCTATTAGACAACAAACTACAACCCTAATAGGTGAAGTTAGCAGTAAAATTGTTTGGTCAAAACAGATCGCAGACGTATTAGGCGGAGTTCCGGGATCTAACGACAGGTATAAATGAAAGAGATTAATGATATGACAACTCAAATTGAATCAGGAATAGTTATCGGTGGCGGCATAGAGGTTTCTTCACACAGCCTAATGTTAGGACTTCCTAACACTACTCTCCCCATCACTTTTTTAGCGCAAGGCTTACAGTTCCCTGAAGGACCAGTCATAATGAACGACGGGTCTTTGCTTTTTGTGCAGATAGAATCTAAACAAGTTAGCCGACTTAAGCCCGACGGCACTGTTGAATTAGTAGCACAACTTGAAGGTGGCCCGAATGGATTAGCAATCGGCCCAGACGGAGCGCTCTATGTTGCGAATGATGGTGGAAGATTTACTTTTAAAGTAGCTGGTGATCCTCCTTATAATTATCCATTTCCGGATCCCCTTCCTTCAACGTTTATTGGAGGATTAATTCAGAGGATTGATCTTACGACGAACGAGGTTACTACGCTTTATACAGAATGTAATGGAGTACCGCTGGGCGCTCCTAATGATCTAGTGTTTGATAAGTTCGGTGGAATGTATATCAGTAACTACGGAACCACTGACACCGACGGAAGCATCTACTATGCAGATATTAACGGACAATCAATCACTGTGGTCAAATCTGATATGTATCAACCAAATGGCATCGGATTATCTCCTGATGGTAGTAAGCTTCACTCTAGTGGTGCCCAACAATTGTTAACTTTTAATATTGCTTCTCCGGGCGTATTTGGACCTGACACTGAATATACTAATGGTGTTCAGGGTACGCTACCCGAAGGCGCAATCTCAGACAGTTTAAAAGTTCTTGAAGACGGAAGAGTATGTGTATGTACTCTTCTAGTTCCTGGCATCAGCATTTTTGATGAGTTTGGTAATAACGAATTCATTGAATTTATTGATCCGATGACAACTAACATAGTATTCGGCGGTTCAGACATGAGACAAACTTGGATTACCTCATCTGGCACGAGCGAGATCATTGGCACGGTTTGGCCTTATCCGGGACTACGACTAAACTATTACGCATAACTCATGAATAATTTGATATTAATAGCATTGCCGGAAGAGGCTCCTGATCTATTCAATAGACCCGATGTTTTCTTTACTGGTATTGGTAAGATAAATGCGGCTATAACTGCGATGAGAGTTATCAATGAATACCACCCACAGCGTATCATCAATTTCGGAACTGCTGGGGGGATCACAGTTAGTTCTGGGTTATATAAATGCACGAGATTTGTTCAGCGAGATTTAATTATTCCGGACATAGGAATAGCAATAACAGGCAATGATCCTATAGAATTTGAAACAGGTGGATTTACTGTCAGTACAGGTGATGATTTTGTCATGAACGCAAAAGATATTATCAATGCTGATTTAGTTGAAATGGAAGCATATGCTATTGCAAAAGTGTGTAAAGAAACATATACAGATTTTCTGTGTTACAAATACATTAGTGACGCGGCCGACGAACATGCGTCTGGCAATTGGGCAAATAGCGTAAGCAAGGGTCAGCCGTATTATCAAGAGATTTTAAAAAAATTAAATATTTAGGATTAAGGATGTAACCGATGTTTATCACACTATTTGCAGCAGTATCTGCGGTCTTATCATTACAGGGTAACGTTCCTTTAAGATGTAATGTTGATTATCAAGGAAACATCGTGCATGTTTCGTGCAATGATGGTAAAGGATTTGCGCTGGCAGCGGTATACCGACCTGATATGATTGGTAAAACAATGACATTTGCCGGATCCGAATTGGTATTACAATCCCCAGATAATACTCTTCTGTATGATTCCAATCAACCAGGTGAAGAATTTTTCAATGCGGTACTCCCTGAAGGTGTAGTGATAGATATCAAACCAAAATAAAAGTTGTATCTGAGGTCATTTTTCGGTTGACATCGGTTACCCGTTTTGCTATATTGAATAATAAGCTGATGAAACGGAGAGACGAGATGGGTATCTACATTTACACGCTTCGTAAGAACACCGTGAAGGCGATTGATGCGGAAATCGGTGCGCCGATTGAAATCGGTGTCACTGCTTATGCTTACAAGGAATCTTGGAACCGCTGCGGTGCGTACAATCGTATGACTGCTCGTATGCATTCTATGGCTGAACGTGCCCGTGATGCTAATCCAAATCTCGTGCTTGTGACTTTCGGCAACCCTAAGGATAATGATTTTGACCGTCACGGCAAGATGGCGGTGTATCGCGTGAAGCCCACGATGACTAGCTTCTATGACACCGAAGCTCCGGGTGAACTAGTCGGTCATCTTCGCAAGAAGGGTCGCACGTTTGAATTTGAGCGGGTTAAGGCATAATAGGCTATTTTCTGGTTGACATCGGTTACCCGTTTTGCTATATTGAATCATAGGCAATGAGAGAGCAAACACAATGTGGACAATTGCTAAAGTTCTTGACGGTTTTGCCGATCTTCCTAACGAGCGTTTCCACACCTTTGCCGTGAAGTATGAAGGTGAAGTTGTGGGAAAACTCAAGTTTGACCGCGGTCGGTGGAAGTCAGCAGGTGGTCCCGCTTGGCAAGGAACTCTGTTTAAAACTACCCTGCACGGTCGTGATTACATCTCGGGGTGTACGGGCATCTCGTATTACAACAAAGACAAGCGCAAAGTTCTTGAATGGTTCAAGACCGGAGAGTGTGCGTGATGACTAAACGCATTGAAGAAATTGCTGATGAATGCAGGACCATTCATGGTCGTGGATTTGGAACCGGAAATATCAGTGAACCTGAAGAAACATTTGATTACGAGAAGTTTGCTGAGTTAATTATCCGCGAATGTTTGTCGTATATTTCATCAGGTGATCTTGACTTCGCAAAGTTTATGATCAAGGGTAGTTTCGGTATTGAATAATGAGTGCTACTTCCTGTAAGATGTGCGGGAAGATGACAGAAAGGATCTGGCATCATTATCCTACACGTAAACCTCCATGGAACGCCCCGTATGAAGCTACTCTGTATCATCGTGATCCTTTTTGGGGCAAGGGTGAACTAGAAGAATATTGCGGTCCGGCTTGTTCTACTCGGGCTTACCTTATAAAAGGGTAACTTAAATATGCATGTATTATTATAAATACATGCATGAAAGCATTCGTATCAAAAATAGTAGGCTTGTTTGCAAAGAAGCCCGACCTCACTCTAAGACCACCGCCTATTGATGGTCAACCTTTAGAACTTAATGCTCCGCATGGATTGCCATCTAGTCCAAACAAATTTCAAATATTAAGCAGGAGAACATATATAGCAGCATACGACGCTGCTGCAAAGATTCCTGCATATGTCATATGGACTCTTATCCCCGACCATGCATTAGGATGTGTTCCGAGGTCAAACTCTTTCGCTAGAGACCAGTCTGTACAAAATGGTGCGACCCCAGAAGATTATGACCATTCTGGATTTGATAAAGGTCATATGGCGCCGGACGATGATCAAGCATGGGATGTAGCAGTTGAGCATGAATCCTTCATGATGACGAACATGACTCCGCAATCTCCTGCACTCAATCGTGGTATCTGGAAACTGCTAGAGACCTCTTTCCGTGGATGGGTCGTTCAATTAAACAGACCTTTTACCGCGATCTCAGGTGCGATCTATAGCCAGGATGATAAGAAGATAGGTAAAGGTGTCGTTGTCCCTCACGCGTTCTACAAAGTCGTCATAGATAGCCAGACAAAACAGTATGCAGCATGGTATTTCCCGCATGTCGCCCCTTATCCTGATCTAGGAAATGATCTAACAAAGTTCCGAAAACTCTTGACTGACATAGAGAAAGAGACTACTATTACTATATCCTTGCCAGATGGTGCAAAGGAAATAGTAGTTGGTCAGGAATGGCCAGTTGATTTTGGTAAGTTAGAACAAGCGAAGAAAGAGAAGTGTCATGGTGTCGCGAAGTCCTGAGAGAAACACTTTCCTGCGAGATGGTTATATTAAGCGCAGGGCTGAAGAAGGAAAGACTCCTGAGAATGATGAGGCGGTTAAAGCCATGGTAGATTTTTATGATAGTTGGAATACACAAGATGAAGCAACCCAGGCAGATCCTGAATGGCAGAAGAACAACATGGAATACGATCTGATCTCTACTGATTGGATCGTGCAGAAGGCCCGCGCTTCTACTCATTATCCACAGAACCTGTACGCTGCTATGTGCAATAATGATTTCATCAGAAATGATGTATGGCCTATTTTACAAGAACAAACATGGAGCGCAAGCTGGCGTTCTGCGGGAGGCATTGTCGCTGATATGCTCGGAAAGGGTGACTATATTGACTGGTATCTCTCTGGTATGGGATCCGGGCTAGGAAACGGTGACGAAAAAGGTACTAAAGGTTATGTACCAGAATCCCATGTCACCGATGAGATCAGAGAAGACTTACTAAAGTTGGGTTGGATAGTAGTAGAAGGAAAAACAACATGAATTTAAATAATTTAGGTGCCGGTAAGAAACTGATAGACCAAATCATTGCTCAGGGCAAGACCAAAAATAGGATTGGTCAGCAAACAAAGCTACAAAAAAATTCATATAATTTAAGAAACAAACCAAAATGAGTGATTCATTCACCAGGTTACATAAATCTAAGCGCCTAGCAAAAACTAACAACGCTATTAAAAAGCAGACGAAAATTGCTAAACAGCATAGAATTGGAGAATATGAGTCCAAAGAAATTGAGCAACCGTATCGCTATCACAAACATCATGCATTAGATTGCGGCAATCCAAAATGTATGTTGTGTAGCAATGCTCGCAAGACGCACGGCGAAAGGACCATACAAGAACGAAAATTCATCGAGGGTAACAAGGATGATGCCCAAAATAGTTGATTAATACGAATATTAGTAGTATTATATATAAGAAACAATGCGTTTGAGGCTAAATGGCATAGCAAGGGTCTCTAAAGCCCGAGATAGCAGGTTCAAATCCTGTCAGACGCGCCAAACATATTACGGGAGAGTAACTCCCATCTTAAAAAAGGAAGAAGAAAATGTCGTAAATTGAGCAAAGGAAACTCCTAATAAAGATAAATAACACTGAGGAGTTATCTATGTTTTATCTATATCTAAAGACACATACTACTACTGGCTTGAAGTATTTAGGGTTTACATCAAAAAATCCAAATACCTATTTAGGATCAGGTAAATATTGGCTGTCACATTTAGCTAAGCACGGCAAGCAAATAACTACTGAAATCCTATTTGAATCCGAAGATATGTCGCAAATCAAAGAAAAGGGTTTGTATTATTCTAATCTATGGAATGTAGTGTCTTCTAAAGAGTTTGCTAATATGGCTCCTGAAGAAGGAACCGGCGGATCAACCATGACCGGTAAGAAACATACTGCCGAAACAATACAGAAAATGCGGGAATCTAAAACCGGTAAAACCTTCAGTGAATCCCATCGTAAAAACCTTTCAGAAGCAGCTAAAGGTAAGCGGTTCAAAGAAAATAATAACTTTTATGGAAAATCTCATAGCAACGAATCCAAAGATAAAATGTCAGCTTCTCTTGTGGGCAAAATTAGAACTGAGGAGTTCAAAGAACATTTATCTAAGATGTATTTAGGTAAGCCTAAATTGCGAATAACCTGTCCGCATTGTGGTAAAGAAGGCGGATTGCCGCAAATTAAGCGGTACCACAACGATAACTGTAAGCACAAAGGAGAATAAGTATGTCATAGATTACAGAAATAGCTTGTAAAGATTTGGTATTTCATTTTAACAAAGCCCATCTTTCAGATCCGACTATCCCTATGTGGGTAATAAAGACTCGAGGGGAAACCTATTATATAGAACATGTTGAGTGCGATATGCCATGGAGCACCAAAGAAACAGGTGATAATCCACACACTAAAGGTAGTATCAAAGTCAAAGATTGCTTGTTGGTAATTGATGATAGCAACTGTGCTTGTATCTCTAAACTTACACTATTTGATAAAGTCAGACTCCGAAATCAACGGTTAGGAATAACTCGTGTCATAACAGCATGGGGTACAGAGTTAAGAAAAGCGTTAGAAAATCATAAAACCAAACACGGACCGATTAAAACAATTGGTGGCGCCTGTACAACTACATTTTACATCACTGACATCTACAATGAAGCAGACTATACCATGTTGTTGTTAGTTGTTACTGGATTGCGTAAACTCATGCCTAATGAAACTTACTATAAAACATATGATGATCCAAGGTCTGCACACACGTTAGATATAGATGAAGATATGGATGAAGAAGATGATGATGATTGATGCCCAAAATAGTTGATTAATATGATATAGCTTGTTATAATGATCATACTTATATTATAAGGAGATTATATGAGTGCAGAGCTACCCACTGTCGTTCCGGCAGTCGTTTTTAAAACCCGCGTCCGTGATGAAAGCATTGAAGGACCTAACCCCTATCGCTGGCAAGATGTAAATTCTTACGACTACTTCGCAGGCAAGCGGGTTATACTCTTCTCTCTTCCGGGAGCATTCACGCCGACTTGTTCAACATATCAACTTCCTGGCTTTGAACAGAACTACCAAACCTTCAAGGATTTAGGTATTGATGAGATTTATTGTATATCAGTCAACGACTCGTTTGTCATGAACAAGTGGGCGCAGGATCAAGATATCCAGAATGTCAAGGTTATTCCTGATGGTTCTGGGATGTTCACTTCTAAGATGAATATGCTTGTTCAAAAGGACAATCTCGGGTTCGGTGTCCGTTCTTGGCGATACGCTGTCATCGTTAATAACGGGACTATTGAGAAGTGGTTCATTGAACCGGGTATTGAGCATAACTGCGAGACTGACCCCTACGGTGAATCTTCACCTGAGAACATCTTGAAACACTTGCAGGCAGTCTGATAAATATAAGTATGTATAAGAGCGATCCAGACGCGGTCAGACCTGAAATCAGAATACCTGAAGGTAATCCTGATAAGAAGATAGCCGCTCTGGAAGCCAAAATCAATTCACTATCAGATAGGCTCTCAAGAATCCTAACAGAGAACGAGCAACTAAGACGCAACATAAAACGTAATGCTCAGGATATCCAACTGTTAACAAATGCCATCGCAAAGAAATAGATGAATCCATGTTAGACTGTTTGATATTAGGTGATAGCATCGCTGTAGGAACTCATATGTTTCATCAGGAATGCGTGACCTATTCTAAGGTCGGTATCAATAGTTGGCAATGGAACAAGATGTGGCCCGCTGCGGATCTATCTGCCGAAACGGTCATCATAAGCTTGGGGTCAAACGATCACCGATACATTCGCACTGAATCAGAACTTCGCAAAATCCGTGAAAGGGTCCATGGTAAGAAAGTATTCTGGATTCTTCCGCACGGAAATAATCCGAAGGGAGGAGTGACGATTGAGCATATTGACGAGATTGTTAGCAAGATCGCAAATGAATATCACGATCACATCATTCCCATCAAATATATACAGAAAGATAATATTCACCCTAGTTGGCGCGGATATAAAGAAATTGTAAAGGAAACAGAATGAATATTAAAATTGACGATGATGTGGCTGATAAAATCATTATTACTAGGCTTACTGAATCTGCTATCAATATCAGGGATGATCTAGCCAAGCTTCTTTCTAGCGGTGGACTTCAGCCATATCAAAAGGAAGATGTAAAAAACTACATTGAGGATATAGCGGCTCTCAACCGCGTATTAGAGTATTTCGGCGGCGAGCAGATTGATTGGACTGGATATGTTCCGATTGAAAACCGCCCTGCAGAGGTAATGTCATGAGTTGGGTAGACGAGGTTCAACGCAGCATCCCTTCGTATGCAGCCGATATTAAAACTAATCTAGAACTTGCGATGGAAAATAGTAATCTAGATGAAGTAGATGCTCATGCGTGTGCCCTAGCAGCATCATGCGCGATGAGCAACGGTGGCCTAGCAAACGAGATTGCAATGAACGGACCTTTATTTGGCAGGGACGAGAGGGATATCGCGAAGACTGCTGCCGTATCAGTAGCGATGCTTGACACATATTATTCTTTCGCTAACAGCGCGGTAGATCCATATACTCCTGCTATCACCGTCTCATACACCGGAACAGACCATACCAAGTTCGTGATGTATTCGCTCGCTGCTGCTGTTACATTAAAGAGTAACTACACTGCACTCTACGTTGACCAGCTACTATTTGAAGGTATAACTGAACAGGAAATACAGGATATCGCTAAGATAGCAGCAATCATCTCAGCGATCAATAAGATCGTTACTTGATTCCGATAATCATAAATCTATCATACCCGCTATCACGATATCTAATCTCCTTGAGATCACAAAATAGATATTGTGATAGCGGGTATTTTGCTTTTAACTGACCTAGAGAACGATTAGGATTCACGCACTTCCAGATGTCATCATCACTGACGGTGACATTGCTTGACTGAATGCACACAATCGTGCCTTCTTCTATATTCTCAAACCATTGATTGCTCTCCATATGCTCAGGGCTACAATTCACGACGACATCATACGGTGATAAATCATATTCATTAGCATCGGCTATTATGTTAGTTATGATAGGATCAGATCCTATGCGCCATGCATCGGTTATCCTGTCAGCAATCTCTTTCGTCCCAGGGTCCTTATCAATACCCAGAATGCGTTGATATCTGCTGGCATTACGTGTAAGAAGCATGAACGATAAAACGTTATACCAGCTACCTAATATCGCTATCCTAGCATCTGCAGGGATATATGTTTCCAGTTCTGCACACAACCATAATTTGCTAGATACCTGTCCATGAGAGAATGAAGTATAATCCATAATTTTATTTATATACAAATTAGGGGTTGACAAAGAAAAGAATAGGT